CTTCTCATAAGTTTTTAAAATTTCAGGATCAATTTCGTCCAGTGACTTTGGTTTGTCTTTAAGACTAGCTGGTGATGAATAATAATAGTAATCTTGAAAATCAATTTCTGGAATGTTTAACTTGGCCCAATCTGGATTTTGTAAATTGTTAAAAATTTGAAATGCTTTAAGCCGCCATTCAAGCATCCATGCAGGTTCATTTTTTTGTGCAGATATAAATTTTACTGTGTCTTCATTCAATCCTTTAGGAGGGCGGATCTGTTCTACATCAGTGGAGAATCCATATTTGTATTCACTGTTGCCTAGTGCATTGACTTGTTCAATTGTTTGCTCTGTGGCTGCCATCTAATTTAATTATTCCCAAACATAAGGATCTTTTTTTGCTACTGCAAAATTTAGATATGTTTGTATGCGTTCAAGATCTTTTTTTGTTTTTAAAGATATTAATTCGTTTGCAAAATGTAGTTCTACTTTGTTGTCTAAAGCAATTTGAAATATTTCATTTCGTCTAGCAACATCATCAGTCATTGAATACATGCTGTTCAGCACTATTATATCAGGCTTGTCTTTTATAAAATGCTCTAGTGATGCTTGCCAAGTGCAATGATCATTTTCAAACTCGTATGAAGTGTAATTGATTTTATTTGCCAAGCAGTATTGATCTATAATTGCTCGTTGCATAGGTAAAGGAATATTTTTTGAAAACTCACTACTCCAACCAACATAAGTGATAGCAGTTTTTCCTGTGTTATCTGATGACCCGCCTGCTTCATGATCTCCAGGTAACCGCATAAATCCACCAGGATGCCGTCTGCCATATTCTTCGCCCTCTACTAGTATTCTCATGTCCATGCTTACCCTTGTATAACCTTCTACGTTATTGATATTACCATGTAACATTTCTTGTAAAAATAAATGACTTTGTCCAGGTTTGAGTTCAATAGGAAATGCAACTTTATAACATTCTTCTTCTAGTTTTTCGACACTCCATTTTTGATGCATGAATTGTTTTGTTATGCTTCTACTGTTTTCGATATCCACCATCCACATAGTGTTACTTGCCTTTGCTTCAGTAAAAGGTGTCCATATAGTTCTACATCCTCTTCCATTACCAACAAATATTCCTTGATGCATCTGCAGTCTTCTACCAACTTTATCTTGATTTGGAATCACAACTCTTAGTGTGCCAAATCTTTGTATCATGTATTTTTTGTTTGCAATTTTGTCAGGCACAAAAGATGCAACAAATTCATCAAATTTTTCCATGAAGTCTTTTCTACTGCATGCATTTTGCACATGTTTAGATACTTTGACAATATCACTAGCTGATAAAGTTTTGTGTATAGTTTCAAGTTCAGTGACTTGTGGTGCAACTTCTTGCACAACAGACAATGCCCATTGTGGCCAGTTGTATTTTTCAAGATCGTAGTTGAGTGTTTTATTACGCCAGTGTTCTTGTATGCTTGACAACTGCATGTTCGTAATTAGTTTTTGCCAAGATTTTTGATTAGGTCTTTGATCTTAGATGATTCAACATTGGCTCTTACTTTGCCAATGTCATCCTTGAGTGGTTCATCTGACTTGTGTTCTTCTTTGACTTCAGATGTAACAGTGGATGTTCTTTTTAAATTGTTGTAGATGCTTGGCGCTTGCTTCTTGAATGATTGATATTCTTCATCCTCTGCTAGATCAAGTATACGCAGTGTGTCTACATTGAACTCTAAGTCTACCTTGTGTCCGACACCAGAACTGGATCTTGTCTTCATGAACTGTATCTGATACTTGCCACGTTCACGCATTGCTCTACTTGTAAAAATACCAATCACATTGTCTGCTGTTTGTATTTTACTCAAGCCACCACTGATGTGCGAATGATCAAACTCAATTTCTTCAACACTGGCTCTGTTCAACTGCGATGCTGTGATCAACAAACAGTTCATATCCACAGCAACATTTCTCAACTCTTCAGACACATACTTGTCTTTAACAAATAGATCACTAGGCGACACTCTTTTATTCATCGGCATCAACAGATCCAAATAGTCAATCAGTATTACATCACACTGTAAATTGTGTTGTATTTCAAACTCTTTAATGTATGCTCTCACATCCAATGCTGTGGCACCAGCGGGGATATATTTGATTCTCAACTTGCCAGATGTTTTTGCTTTCATCTTAACTTTGAGATCCACTGTGTCTAAGTCTTTGTATATTTCACGTGTTGGAGTCTCAGTCATCATTGCATCTATTCTCATTGCTGTAAGTTTTTCACTCAACTCAAGTGTGACGTAACACACATTCAATCCTTGTTCAGCATAGTTGCATGCCAAGTTCTGCAAGAATAAACTCTTACCAGCACCCGATCCACCAGCAAATATATTCAGTTCGCCTCTGTTGAATCCACCAAACAGTTTTTTGTCAAAGTTTTTCCAACCAGTGGGCACCATGCCATTGTTGTCTTTCAGTGCTTGTAATCTTGCTTTCGGATCTTCAAAGTAGTCCAGACCCATGTCTTTGGTCAGTCCGACCTGCACTGCTTTCTTGATCTTTTCTTCAACAGATCCATACTCACCTTTTTCCAACATGTCTGCTGAAGCAAGGATGGCTGATTCTAGTTCTTTGTGTCTTGCAAATCTTTCATACTCATCAAGGAACCAATCAAAGTGTTTAGGATCAATGTCTGCCGCTGACTGCAAGTCTGCACCTGTCTTGGCATTGACCATTTCAACATCAGGCAGTGTTTTATATTCGTTAGCATACTCATAGATAAATTTTGCAGGCTCTCGCAACTGTGCATCATAGTGTGAATATCTAAAGATGTTCTGTGCTCTCACAAATGACTGTGCATCTGCAAGAAACATTTCTAAGAATAGTTTTTGTAGTTCTTTTGTATACTCCACAGTTATATTATACTACCTTTCATAGTTGGTAATCAACAGTTCCTTTCTGTCCTTTTGGTCTTGTCTGTATGTGCCTGTTGAACGCATGGTATATTTCAAATCCCATTGCAAACAATGATATGTTGAGTAAAGATCAACCAATTTTGGATTTGCATTGTATGTTATCATAAATCTGGTTTGAATATTATCAACGTGAGATTTAAATTCATCATGATCAAATCCTTTGTGTTTGTCGCCATCTTTACCATATAAAAAAGATTTGATGTCGTAGGGCGGATCTAAAAATATAAAGTCTGTGTCGTAATGCCCATGCATGAAATAAGAATAATCTAAATTGGTTATGTTCCAACTGGCAATCAACTGCTGATAGTCAGGCAACTTACGGATAGAATTAATTGTAAAGTTACCGTGATAGGCTTGCTTACTAAATGAAGAGGTAGCCAAACCAGAAAAGGAACACTTGTTGGCAATATAAAATGAACAAGCCACAACAAAAGGGTCCTGTCTATCGTCGTGCATCCATTGTTGTGCTTTGGCATACAGATCACGCTGTGCGCCTTCATCATCTCCTGTGCCACGTTTGATGTCTTCTAATCGCATGGCCATAGACTTGCCTTCTGTTTGTAATGTTTTCCAAAAGCAATACAATGGATAATAAGCATCGTTGACATGCATGTATGCATTAGGATATTGTTGTGTGGCCCACAAAGCCACAGAGCCGCCGCCTACAAATGGCTCCACATATGATTGAATGTCCTGTGGAAAATATTCTCCAAGGAATTTCATTGCTCTTGATTTACCCCCTGGATATCTAAGAGGCGTTTTCATTTTGAATGTAGTCAAGTGAGCCATCCTGTGAGTGCATATCTGGTTTGGTCAGCAACCACTTCTGTAACCATGTGACGATTTTCATATCCATCAACATCAAATAAAACCAATGTGCCCATTTGTGGAACAAACATTTGCCAATGCGTTTGTCTATCAAATGCAATGTTGCCTCCCCATTCGGCTTGCCAACCTCTATGGAAATAAAACAAATAAGTTATTTTTCTTTGAGATACAGAATCTCTGTGTGGAGTAAGATAGTGTCCACGTGAATAAGCACTGGCCCAACAACTCAACGTGCTGTTCACAGTCATGCCTGTGTGGTACTCTATAAATTTATGAAACTTGTTTGAATGAATATAATCAACCAACTTGTGTTTTGGTTGCAAACATTTTTTGAACTTGTAATTAAACACAGGGTTGTTTTGTTTTGTGCTGTCTTTGAAATCAAGTTTCTCAATTGACTCTAGCACAGAATTACTTTGCACATCATCTAATGCTTGTTCAAATGTCCACAGTCCTTGGCTGTATTCTTTTTTAAGTCCAGCACTTAGATCCATAGTTTCTCCTGTAGTTTGATTTTTGTTTTGCTATCGTTTGTGTATTTGAGTATGGCCTGCATGGTTAAAATCTTTCCATACTGTTGCACAGCATCATTTACATCTTTGATGTTGTTGCCCCATGGCGGCATACTCACTGACCATCCCCATTCACATGCTTGTTCAATTAGTTTAGTGCCTGCACGATCTCTGTCTGGAACCACAATAACTTTTCTATTCAATGCATCGATCTGTAATTTTTGCTTGTGTGCTATTTCAGACCCAAGTATAGCAACACCATCAATTTGTATGGCATCGAATATGCCTTCGACCAATATCACAAACTTTCTTGACCAATGCTGATTGTCAAGATTAAACAGAGTGCCAGGTTGCACCTGTGCAAAATATTTTGGTGATTGATCTTGCATGGCTCTTGCTACATAACCAATCAACTTGTTTTGCCAACGTATAGGAACTATCACTCTGTCTTTCATTGATTTGGGTGCTTCATAGAATGTGTGTGGCACATCAACAATACCACGAGCCATGAGATATGGATTGGTTCTTATTGGCTCTGAATCTTCTGGTAATTTTATTACATCGAATTTGATTTCGTCATCAAGTTTTTTTTGTTCTGGATTTATTTCTTGTGATATAGCCATTGCCTGCATTGCTAATTTTGAAATGATACTGGTGGATACATTTATCCAAGTTAGCAGTTTGCGGAATCTATTATTCAAATATCTACCTGGGGTGTAGTTGGCTTTAAAACCACAGTTAAAACAGTGATAATTCACTGAACCATCACCTGGATATATGATGCCTCCACGCTGTCTTGTGTCTGGCGATTCGCCTTGATGCTGACAACAAGGTGCGTTGAAAGATATCCAACCTGATGGCGTTTTCTTTCGACGTGCAGGAAGATGTGACTCTAGTGTGTGTTTGAGATCCGGAAACATTTATTATAGTATAAACTAAAAGAATAATTTGTCAAAGAGCAATACAACTACCAAGTATGATGCTGTGTGTAGACACTGATCAATTGAAGACAAAATCCAAAATTCTCTTGATTCCATTTTCATGTTGTTGGCTTTTACAAAGTTATTTTTTAACCAGTCAATTGTAAAATGCGTCACATAATCAAGCACTGGAAATACAAGTATGCTGAGAAATACAGTGTGTCCTTGTGCATAGGCAAAGCTGGATATTCCAAGAAATACCAATGCAGTCCCTAGTGCATGATCAGTGGCGTGTATGTGACCTCTGGTTGAGGTTAGTAAGTGCTTATCGTTGATGCCTTTGATCCTGCCTTGAAGTGCAAAGTCACATACAAAGTGTTTTAACATTAATAAAAAGAACAGTGCTAGGATCATTGTTGTATACTATACGAACTATTTGCAGTTGTCAACTAAACCTTGACGTGCCCTTTAAGATCTTAATAAATAGAATATATCATGCGAGCAACGGATTTTATTACAGAACGTGACATCAAAGTTGAAATACCAATCAACATCACCATACCGCAAGACGGTGGTGATCCTAAAGTTTCTGTAGCAGACAAAGACAAATCACCAGGAGATGAATCAGAAGCAGAAAAAGTAATGGTGTCTCCACTGCAACAAGAAGTTGAATTAGCCAAAGCTGCACAAGGCAAAGAATCCCCAGTGATTGATGAACTTACTGATGATGACGAAGAAGTGGGTGCAGAAGATGATGTCAACGAGGAAACAGATGAACTCGCACAGTTCAAAGCACTGCTTGATGAACTGAAATAGAGATTCAAAATGGCCTTTAGAAAAATAAAAGGATCCTTCAAAAACAAAGATATCAGCACACATGTCATTGAGGATACATATCTTGCACATGACACAGCCACAGGTCAACTGAGGATAGGTGATGGCGTAACTGCAGGTGGCACACTAGTGACCACTGGAGGGAGTTCACTTACAATACAAGAAGAAGGATCTTCGTTAGACACTGATGCTGAAACACTTAACTTTGTTGGATCAGCAGTCACAGCCACTGGTGATGGCGCAACCAAAACAATTACTATCAGTTCTCTCACAGTGCAGGAGGAAGGGTCAACACTATCCACAGAAGCCACAACTCTTAACTTTGTAGGTTCTAATGTGACTGCTTCAGGCACAGGTGCAACCAAAACAATTACTATTAGTCCTCTTTCTCTCATAGTGCAAGAGGAAGGCTCATCTTTGTCAACAGCAGCCACAACTTTAAATTTTGTTGGATCATCAGTCACAGCTACTGGAGATGGTGCAACTAAAACAATTACTGTTAGTGGCGGTGATACATCATCAGGATTTCCAAATTCAACTTCAACATCCTTTCCACTTACTACTGATTCTTCAGCAACTGATTTTCAAGAAGGGTCAGACGGTATAGGCACATCAGGTGCCGTTGATGCATTTGGTGTGTCCATTATATCACTATTTGACTGCATGGAACCAATCGGTAGCCTAGCATCTACAAACTTTGGAGATGATGAATCACACGTTGGTGGTTAATTAACTTCTGTAGAAAATTTTATCTAGTCCAACTAAAACAGTTGACGAGTCAGCTGCACTTTCATCATCTGAATAATGTGCCACAAAAGCCACACGTTTGTGAATGCCAGTAAAGTTCACAAACTTACGATCTGTGGTTTCAGAAAATGTTGTTGAATTAATTAAGTAAAAATCTGATTGCTGTGAATCAGTGGCATATGACGCCCCCTCAGTCATTGTACCAAATATTTTAATTGTGCCAGAAAAGTTGGTAAGATAATACACTGCTGTATGCAGTGCAGAGTTTGAATTACGATTTGGTTGGGCGTCGACTGATGTTGAAACAAATTCGCCATCGATGAAACTGAATTCAGTTATCTGCTGTGATGCTGTAAACTCAGGTGAAGTATCTCCAACCACTTCAAATTGTATAGCTGCATTGTATCTTGTGTCTGCATATAAAACTTTTACTGTGGAATCTGTGTCTGTGAATCTCAGCACACCATGATAAAATATTTGATCTAACTTCAACATGTCAGATTCAGTAATTGTAAATGTAATATGACCTTTGGTTGTTGCAGTGGATCCATCGTCTGCCACTGTGCCAATTTTTTCAACCACTAATGCACCTGTCTGATCGCTAATTTGTAATGTGCAAGAGGTGCCATTCACAAACTGTTTCTTTTGATCTTGATTTTTCACCACAATCGTGAAGGTGTTATCAAACTCTTTGAATAATTTTATAGGACGTTCATACACTTTTTCGTATCTTCTTTCTAGTCCAGATGTGTGATTGAACACATCCAAGTTGTTTGGTAGTTTGTATCCGCTGTAATATTGCATGGCATTTGATATATTTATGTAACCACAAACTGTGGCCGGTTGATCGAACATATGGTAATTAAAACAAATGCCGTTCGATCTAGAGGATATTCAATCAAATTATCCATTTCTCACCCTAATCAAAGTTGGTAAAGAAGAATATCTCGTTATTGTGCAAAATTGCGATCAGAGACTGATATCATTATACAATTATGCTGTGATGCCACAGGAAGCCAAAGCAATATTCTTAGAATATGGACGTGCATGGTGGTGGGAGTCTAACCGCAAATTACCAATCAACATCTTTATTGGATCTGATTTTGAGATGTTTAGAAACTTTTTGTTGTCATTTTCCATTAAAGAAACAGAAATATTGTTCGGGCCCACAGTTCAACTCAGTGATCTCACACAGTCAAAGAGAGTGCGAAGAAAAACTGTGCAACTAGTTCGTAGAGTCAACTAGATTCATATGCACAATCACAGCACCAGCATATGAAAAGGCATGTGCTTTTTTAAAAAAATATTGATCATTGGTTGGTTTCGTCCACACTTCATCTAATATTTCATTCCATGGCTTGTTCAGTAGATATCTTTTGGCAGGACGTATGATGGCCAAACATGCGGCCAACTGTTCAAGTGTAACTGGTTGTAACTTTGACACCACATCATAGTGTCCATTCAAATGAAACAGTTGATCAACAAATGTTTTGTCTTGTAGTTTGTGCCATGGCGGCTCTTGGTTAAACAGTTGTTCAAGATGTTGTCTTGATTCGACCTGTGAATAAATGTTCACATTCAAAAAGTCAAGTTTAAAGTAGCCAAGTTGGTCAGCAACCTTGTGATCAAATGCAGATTGATCAGTGCCAGGAATAGTTGGCACATCTACAAAGTATACGCCTGTGTTGTGAGGCTTGATGCCTTTGTCGTCCCAAATGGTTGAACGAGTGTGAGGCAATACATCAAGTATTTTTTGTCTATCAGCAAAGTCAATGTCTATGTCAGGCATTCACAACTTCTCTCAATTTTGATTTAGGCACATCAATGTTTTTCTTTGAGCACACTTTGTCAATTACACATATGTTACACTTGGGTTGTCTACTTTTGCAAACTCTTTTTGCATGTGTGATCAATTGCATGTGGGCGGCAAATTTGTATTGGTCAGGTGTGGTGTCATTTACAATCACAGCACTTTTGCCTTCGTCTAATGTGTCAGTCCAACCTAATCTCCACAACAGTCTAAACACATGAGTATCCACAGCAATGTTTGGTGCACCAAAAACAAATCTCATCACAATGTCACTGCTTTTTCTTCCAACACCTGGCAACAGCATTAGCTCCTTTTGTGTTTTAGGAACTTGGCCATTATATTTTTCTATCAGCATTTTAGATGTGGCCAATATGTTTTTTGATTTTGCATTGTAAAGTCCTGCTGGTTTAATTGCATCAATAATTTGTTCTTGGGACAGTTTAATCATGTCCCATGGATTGTCTGCCAATGCAAACAGTTGTTTACATGCCACTGCTGTTCTTTTGTCTTGACTTTGTGCAGACAGCATGACCCCTATCAAACTGGTGTAAGATTGTTTGTGTATTTTTGCATCTGGCTTTGCATTTGAATATTTTGGCCAGTATTCTGATAGCCGTGTGTATATAAAATCAATCTCTTGTTGTGTCTTCATATGCATTTTAATATCTTTTGTATAAGTTTTTGAAAGTGTTCAAAGTCTTTAGGTTTGTATTTTTTATCGTTTGGATCATGTTTTAGTATATTGATTAGTGCCTCTTGTTTTGTTTTATCCGCCATGTGCTAGTCTATAGTATACAGCATCTTTTTTCATTTTAAAAGTCAAAATTGCATCTTGATTTTGGTAATCCTCTGTCCATTCAACATTTGGTTTTAATCTAAAATACCAACCCCATTTGCTTTTGCAATTTGTTAAACACCAATTAATTTTTTCCCAACCCACACCATATGTCTGCAGATTTATTTGATATCTATATCTTTTGTTGTAACCATAACCAGCTGGCAGTAGGTCTGCACCATAGCCGGCTAATTCAGGCGTAAATGTATCAACCAGTTTTTTCATTCGATGCCTGCTTCACGCAGTGTGGCTTTGACAAAGTCTTGATCTTCGTCACGTTTTCGAAATGTTCTTTTCCAGAATTCTGGATCAATTATTTCATATATGATCTTGATATGATCATCATGCATGATTGTGATCATGTCCTTGCCTGTTTCGCAGTTTAGCAACACCCAAGGAGATATTCTGCCATTCACAATCATTTGGCACACCCTGTTGAGATTAACATACTTGAAGAAGTCTTCTAGCCTAGCATTTTCTTGTTCTGCCCATTCGCCCATTGTTAGTATTGTTCTGTTAAGTGCTTGTGTGACTCCTTCTGTGCGGATCAAATGTTTGATGTATGTGTCAATGGTGCCTTGTTTGGCCCACGAATCTATTCTTATTTTAGATGTGCATAACCAGTCAATGAATGCTCCTATTTCAACTGGCGTGTTGGCTGTAATAAATTCTGCTGTTTTTACAAATGCACGATAGTATTGAGAATTAACAAAGTCAACAAATTGTTTTGGCTTTTGATTGCTGTAATTGATTTCATAGAAGCGTTTGAATATTTCAAATGCCAACACATGCACTTTGTTGCTTTTTTGTTCCCATCGCCTCTTTGGCTCACACATGTGTATGTCCAACGTGCTTTGACGTGAAAACGTTTTTGAACAATAGTCGCAAGTAGGCATATTAGTTTTTATTTTAACAGCTTGATATTTAAAAATCAATACAGTTCGTTTATCAACGGAAAAATGCTTGCAATTGCATGAGCACAGGCATGTGCAATTTCCATGTGTTCTTTTTGTGTGCCGTTGTCTCCACGCAGTTCAATGTAATGCACCCAAGAACGCAATGTGCCATTCATGTATAATCTTGTTTTGGTAAGTCCTTCAGGAAGAACTTTTCTAGCTTGTTCTTTAGCAATGCCTTTTTTGATTGCCCAATCATATTCTTTTTTGGCTAAGTGTGCAATACGCATTTGAGCATGCAACCAATCTGTCTGCAGTCGCTTGTCGTCTGTCTGGATTGAATTTTGTCGATTTTTTTCATCTTGCAGTCTTGCTTCACTATATTCAAATAAATTGCCTTGTTGATCTGGATTAGCGTATCTTTGACTGAATTCTTGAAAACTAAAACTCCTGTGTCTTACAATTTGATGTGCAATGTCTCTGGTTGTGTTTATTTCCAAACAGGCACTTACCATTTCAAGTGGTGACCAATGTTTGTGCTTGATAAGATATTTGATTAGTTTTTCTGAAGTTTCAGAGTTCATTTGATTTGATGGATTAGACACTCTTGCACAATAAGAAATTAAATCTTGTGCTGTGTCTAGTTCGAGATCAGAGTTGTGAGGCAACTGTGAATATGATATTAGTTTTACATTGTTCATTAAATCATTATACACTAACATGCATTTTATATCAACTAATTATCACGATGGCTGACGCAGATTTTTATCCACAGTGGGATAATTGTTCACTGAACTATGATCTTACCAAATATAATTTTCCAACTCTTGTGTTGGATGTGGTCAAAGAAGTATTTCCACAGGTAGATAGTTTAGAAACAATTCATGAACATTTGGTCGGCAATCAAATTGTTGCTCTATGCGATCATGTGCAGAATTCATTTGCAAGAAAACATTTCATGCAATTGTTTGATCAATTTGCTGAAGAATACATTGCACCAAAACTTAATGGTAAAAGATATTTGATCAAAAGAAATCCAACACTAAATTGTGTGATTCCTGATCAACAAAAATATGGAAGACGTTTGCCATTTCATCAAGGAATCTTTTACAGCAATGGCAGAGGTATGGCCACCATGTGGATGCCATTGACCAAGACTAGTGGCACAAATTCTATGTATATTGCAGGCCTAGAAGCCAGCAGAAAACTTACACTATTTGCCATACAAGAAAAAATGAGTCAGGAGACATTTGAAAAATACTGTATGCAAATTAGTGCTCCTGTTGAAAAAATGCCAGGCGAAGTTCACTTGTTTACACAAGAACACATTCATGGCAATGTTAACAATGACACACTCCAAACAAGATGTGCTGTTGATTGGCATGTGCTTGTAGAAAGTGAAGAATATGGCATGCGTGAACCAGGAGGGTTTTTTAGATTGCCTGGCGACCATGAACAATCAGATGCTCAAGACTACAGCAATATGATATTCGTTGCATATGTGGGCAACAATACAAGATATGATAAGAATATTCCAATACACTTTCAAAGGAAAATGATCAATGACTATTGTGCAGATCGTGGCATCAAACACACTGGATTTATTTTTGAAAATGAGTTTTTAGATTGGCTGCCTATTCTCAAAGAAAAAATATTGGAAAAGCCTGCAGGCATTGTGATGCTGAGCATCCACAGTTTACCAAATGATAAAAAAACAGCGAATGATATTCTACACACAGCATTAGACAATAATGTGCAACTGCATTTTGCAAATGAATTGTGCAGTTTGAAGTCAGAAAAGGATTTAGAGAGAATAGAGACTTATCTTTCATTTGCTGTGAAGAAGAAAGGACATTATCCATGGGAAGTATAGTTTCAAGTCATAATGATTGGGATCCGTTGGAGGAGTGTTATGTTGGAGTCGCCACCAATGCACAATTTCCCAAAATCGATAAAAGCACAAACGCATTTGTTTTTTCTACTGAAAAATATGAAGACATCAAAGATCTAGAAGGTCCTCTTGATCAAAGGATAATTGATGAAGCCAATGAAGATTTAGATATTCTTGCAAGCACACTTACAAGTGTTGGCGTGAAAGTAAGAAGGCCCACAGTGCAAGATCACAGCAAAAATTTTAGCACACCAGATTGGACCACATCAGGATACCAAACGTATTCTTGCAGAGATTTGTTGTTGCCCTTAGACAATTTAATTATTGACGGTGCTTCACCACACAGGAGCAGATATTTTGAAACAAGGAGTTACAAAGATTTTTTATATGAAGTCATGCAAAATGGCACAGAGTGGATCTCTGCACCCAAGCCACAACTTTTAGATGATTTGTATCAATTGGAAAATCTAGCAGACCCTACAGTGGTTAATAAGGAAATCATTTTTGATGCTCCTAATGTTGTGAGATTAGGAAATGATCTGTTGTATCAGGTCAGCAACACAGGAACTCTGCTTGGTGCACAATGGCTTAAAACCATACTTGAACCTAGAGGCTACAGATTACATGTTGCTGAAAAATTTTACTCATTTGCTCACTTTGACAGCACAGTGATTCCGCTACGTCCTGGACTGGTGTTGTTGAATGGTGCAAGACTGAACAACAACCATTATCCTCCACTCTTTAAAAATTGGGACAAAATATTTTTTCCAGGAGATAAAATTGTTAACACACCATCTGCATTGCCAGACAACATTTCTATCACATCGCCTTACATAGGATTAAATTTACTCAGTGTAAATGAAAACTTGGTCATCTGTGATGTCAATCAAACACATCTACGTAAAGAGTTAAACAAACATGGAATCGAATCCATAGGCCTTGAAATGAGGCATGCCAAAGCACTAGCAGGTGGATTTCATTGCGTCACATTGGACACAAAAAGAAAAGGTCAAAGACAAGATTATTTTTAACGTGTAGACTTGATGGCATGATAGAATGTCGCATCTGACATCAATACTATTATCCAAAAACTTAAAGAACTGGGCATTACGCCAAAGCCAAGTAATAAAATGAATACCAGTATAAACACATTTTTTAATATGTGCGACACATATAATCGTGTATGCTTTTTTGGCACACTGTATTCTATCCAATTATTCATCTTGTTTTTATTTCCTTCAAGTTATTTTGTTTCCATTCATCAGTAGTTTCAGATAACCCCCAGATTCTTATTTCTTGAAGGGTCCTATTGCACGCCATACAAAAACCATTCTTTGGATCAATTTTA